CGACGATGGCACCCAGGCCGGCCTGAAGGCCGGCGCCCAGGTTGCCCAGACCCAGCAGGCTGCCGAATTGGCCGCCGATCAGGTTGCTGCCCATGCCGAGCAGGTTGCCGACGCCGCCAATGCCGCCGCCGCCCTGCCCTGCCATGGCGGTGCCGCCGCCGAGCAGGCCGCTGATACCCATGCTCAACGGACGCACCGCGAACTCAATCATCGGGCGCAGCACCAGGGTCTTGAACATGTTGACCAGGGTGTCGCGGAAGTTCTTGCCGAAGTCCTTGCCGCTCTCAAAGCCGCGCAGCAGTGCGTCGGTGAGGCTCTGATTGATCTGGCTGGCGGTCTGGTCCCAGTCTTCCTGCACCACGCGGGCGACGGCGGCGGATCGGTCGGTGGTGGCGGCAGCGGTGGCCTCGTCGATCAGGGCCTGCTTGCGCGTGTCGTCTAGGCCGGATTTGTTGATGCGGTCGATCTCGCGCGCCAGCTTCAGCTCGACCTCGCGCGCTGCGGCGATCTTCTTGCGCTCCAGCACAGTCATGCTGGCCATTTGCGCCTCTAACTGGAACAGCTTGGCGCGTTCGCCGGCCTGGCGCTGCCACTCTTGCACGCCTTCGCTGAGCTGCTTGAAGACCTGGTCTTTGGACGAATCAAGCAGGTGCTGGCGCGCTTCGACGATGGCGCGCAGGCCTTCGACGTAGGCGGGGATGAAGCTGTCGCTGGCCTCGGCCATGGCCAGCATTTCCTGTGCCTGCGCGAGGCGGTATTCTTCGACCGCGACCTTGCCTTTGCCCCACATGGAGTTGGCAGCATCCAGTTCACTGGCCTGGCGCTCGATGCCGTCGGCGGTTTTCCAGGTGTCGGCGACCAGGCGGTCGTTGGCCTCGCCGATGGCCTTGAGCGCCTTGACGCGAGCTTCTTCAGCGATGCGGGTTTTTTCGACCTGCACCAGCTTCTCGGCCTCGGCCAGCGCGGCCTCTTTGTTGCTGCGGGCCACGCCCTTGATGCTGGTGCCGAGCTGCTCTTGCAGCTGCATGACCAGCTTCTCGCCGGCGCTGAGCCCGGCGGCCTCGACGCCGCGCTCTTGCAACACCTTGATGTAGGCCTGCTCTTCCTGGATCAGGGCGCGGATGCGGGCGACTTCGCTTTCGCCGGGGGCGGTGCCGGTGCGCTTGTTGCTATTTTCCTTGTAGCGGTCGCGGATGACCTTTTCAGCGGCGGCGATGCGGCTGGGGTCGAGATAGCCGCTTTCGGGGTTGGCGGCGCGAATCTTGTCAAGGTTGGCGCGGAACTCGGTGAGTTCCTTGTTCATGCGCTGGCTCTTGGTCAGCGCACCATCGTAGGCTCTGGCAACGGCGTCAACGGCTTCGCGGCCGGCTTTATCGCGCTGCTCGCGCTCTTGCGCGAACTTGGCGTTCTGCGCGGCGGCGGCGTTGACCTTGTTGATGTAGTCGAGCTCAGCCTGCGCCTTACCCAGCAGCTCCTGTCGCACACCCTCGGGGTTGAACAGGCCGCGGAACACGTCGCGCAGACCAGCGTTTTTCAGTGGCGCGCCGCTGTTCAGCACTTCGATCTGATTGCGCAAGGATTCGGCGCGCTCGTTGCCGGTCTGGTGGCCCATGAGCGAACGTGCGCCGCCAGCGACTGCGGCCCACATGTCCTTGGCCTTCTGCTCCCAGAAGTTCATGGCCGTGCCAAGAATGCCGAGCTGGGCCTTGGCGCGGTCAACCGCGGGCTTCACTCCGTCCGCGTAGGCTGACATGGCCACGCGCGCAGCGTCGGCCTTGTTGCCTTGCTCCTCCAGCACCTTGATCTGTTCGTACTGCGCGGTGGTGAGAAACTCGGTTTCCTTCGCCAGTCTCTTGACAGCCTCAGTCGGGCTGTCGCCCAACTCGCGGAACAGCTTGGCGGTTTCGGCCACGGGCGTGCCGATGGTGCGCTCAAGGTCCACCGCAAGTTCGGTGAAGCGCATGAGCTCATCGCGCGCCAGCACGGCTGATTCGGCGATCTCGACCAGCGCCAGCGCGTTGGCGCTGCGGGTTCCGCCCGTGTTGAGCGCGCCCGCCATGGCGTGCAGCTCGTTGGTGGTGTAGCCAATGGCGCGGCCGGCCTTGGCGGCGCGGTCTTCCAGCGCCGTCAGTTCCTGATTGGCCTTGTAGATGGTGCCGCCGATGAGCGCCAGCGCCGTGGCGCCCACAGTGAGCGGGTTGACGAAACCGAGCAGGTAGCGGCCCACGCCCTGCAGCGCCGCACCCATGCTGCCGAACTGGCTGGTGATCTGGCTGCCTTGCTGCAGGAACACCGTCAGCGGACGTTGCCCGCCCTGCAGGCTGACCACCATGTCCTGGATCTGCATCGGCACACCGCGCATGGCGTTGGCCAGCTGGCCGGCGCTGACGGCGGTGGTCTGCATGCCGCGCGCGGCCTGTTGCTGCGCCAGCTCGGAGGCGCGCAGCTTGTCGATGTAGGGCTGGATCGATTCGGAGGCGATGCCCATCTGGCGCGCCCGCGTCTCGAAGTAGGCAGCGGTGTTGCGGCCGCCCGCTTCCATCTCGGCATTGACACGCTCGAGCTGCTGCACCATGCGGCGCGTGTCGCGCTCGACCTTGTCGGCGGCCTGCTTGGCGCCGTCGCCCATCTTGTTCAGGCCGGCAGCGCCCTTCTCGCCGGCCTCGCTGGCGGCGCGGCCGAGCGTGTTGAGCGACTGCGTGGCATCGCGCACGCCCGTCTCGACGCCGCTGGCGTCGACGCCGATTTCGATGGTGTCCTTGAGATCGCTCATGCCGGCTCGCCTTCTTCCGAAAATGGCTGGTAATCGGGATTCAACACGGCGGCCTCCATGACTTCGAGCTGGCCCACCAGATCGAGCCAGTCATCGCGCTTGTGGTGCAGGCGGTCGAGCAGCGGATAGACCTCGACCCAGCGCAGGCCAAGGCGCTGGGGCACACCCCCCATGAACGAGCCGGGCGAGTAGCGCCAACGCGTGTGGCAGCGCGCGAACAGGCGCCATGCGGCCTCGTTCTCGGGCCACACGGGCAGCACGTCTTGCGGGTAGTCGTCGAGTTCCCAGCCGGCTTCATGGGCTTCTTTCTCGGTGACGGGGGGGTCGTATACGGCGCGGGCGACCGCCGTCAGTTTCCCAGCTGACCTTGGTAAACGGCCTTGTCGTAGGCCTTGATGAGTTGGTCGAGCGCATTGCCGAAGCGGTCTTCCAGCTCCTGCAGGTTCTCCAGCGTGAAGTCGTCGCTCAGGCTCCAGCCGGTGGCGAATTCCTGCACCAGCCTGGATTCGAGAACGATGGCTTCTTCGATGGCCTCTTCGAGGCGGCGGACGTTGGCAGGGCTGTCGTCGTCGGCCTGGTCTTGCTGCTCCTGATGGGCCTTGGCGCGGGCCAACAGGGCATCGATGTGGCGCTGCTTGATCTTCGACCAGGCGCGCTTGCCGTGCGCCTCGCACGTGATGGTGACCTTGACGGTGCTGCCGTCAAGGCGCTTGAGCGCCAGCTCGATGGGGAAGCTGACGGCCTGGCCGTCCAGGCTTTTCAGCAGGGTGAGGGATTTGCTCTTGGTGGCCATGAAATGGGTTCTTTCGCGGGGTTTGCGGGTGAGGTGCCCGTGCCCGCCCCGGCCGCCCCGCGAAAGGGCGAACCAGGACGGGTCGGTGCTCTGGGAAGTGCGCTGCGCCTTAGCTGGCGTAGCGGGTGCTGCGGCTGTTGCCGTTGATGGCGATCTTGACCACGGCGATGCCCTGGTCTTCGGTCTCTTCTTCGTTCAGCGCGACTTTGCCGGGGATCAGGCTGATGGCGCCGGTGCGCGCGCGGCGCTGGATGATGGTGTCGGACTGCGTCTCGGTGAGCTGCTTCAGCGCAGCGTAGAACGGCGTGCCGATCATGTCGGCGTCCATCGACATGGTGCGCTTGACCGCGGTGAAGCCGTCGTTGATGACGTATTCCTGGTCGCTCTCGATGAACGACACGGTGACCTCTTTCGGGTCGCCGCCGGTGGTGCCGTGGTTGAGCGTACGGTCACCCTGCACCCAGGTGGTGGCCTTGCGCACCGAGCCCGCGCTGCCGGTGGGCGGGTAGAAGTCGGTGTTGGTGGTGTCGGCGCCTTCGAGGGTGAAGGAGTCGGTGGTCGAGGCCTTGACGCGGAAGGCGCGCTTGTTCAGGCGCCCCCAGCCGGAGGTGATCTCGACGATGTCACCATTGCTGAGACCGTGGGCGGTGGACGAAACCACGGCCTCGGCGGCGTTGGTGATGGCGGTGACGGTCTTGGCCGTCGAAAAAGCGGTGGCCACCGAAGTGATGGTCCCGGTCGGAGTGCGTGCCATTTGGCTTTTCCTTTCAACAATGAAAAAGGCCCGCGGGTGTGGGCCTGTGGGGTTGGCCCTGGCGGGCCGGGGGTGTTTCCGCCGGGAGGCGGTGAACTCGGGTCAGCGGGCGTGCAGGACGTTGAAGTCCTGGTGGCGCCCATGGATGCGGGTGTCTTCTTCGAAGACGGTGAGGGGGCCGCCGACGCGGCGGGCGGCGAACTGGGGGGCGGTGTGCATGGCGGCTTCGACCTGGCGCATGAGCTGTTCGGCGGCGATGAAGGTGGCGGCCCAGACGCTGAGCTGCACGCGGGGCAGTTCGTGGTCGGCCAGGGTGTCTTCGACGTAGTTGATGGGGGTGCCGCCGACGACGCTGTAGGTGATGCGCGGCAGCGCGGTGCTGTCGGCGGTGCCGGCGGGGTAGCAGCGGCCGGCGACCAGCGGCTGCAGCGCGGCGTAGAGGTATTCGCCCAGGGTCATGCGAGGGCCTTGCTGACGGCGAGCAGGAGGGTGTCGCGCGCGACTTGAACGGCCTGCTGGTGGGCGGCGGCGTAGCTGGGGCGCAGGAAGGGGCGCGGGGCCATGCGGCTGGTGCCGTATTCGACCATGTAGCCGTAGGGCACGCCGCCCGCCCTGCCCTTGCGCCAGCTGAGGCGGTAGACGGCGCGGGTGGCGGTGGAGTGGTCGTCGGCGTATTTCTGGTAGATGGCGCGCTTGAGGTCGCCGGGGTAGTACAGGTACTTTTGGCCCACGGCGCCGCCCTTGCTGCGGCGGCTGGTGAAGATGTGGGCTTCGGCGCTGACGGGGACGCGGGTGTGGACTTCGTCGTAGTAGACCTGCATGCCGCCCTGCGCGGCTTCGCGCACGTTCTGCTTGACCGCGGCTTCGACGGCGGTCAGCCGCGCATTGATGCGCGAGGGGTCGAACTTGCAGGTGATCATTGCGTGCGCTCCAGCACCAGGTCAACAAAGCGGCGGCGGCCAACGTCGGGTTGCACGCTGACGATGGCCCAGGGCTGGCTGCCGACCAGCACGCGCATGTCGGGGGCGAGGTCATCGCGCCAGCGCAGGCGGCATGATGCACGCGACGTGGCGGTGGTCGCGTCGGCGCGGATGGCTTCCAGGCCAGACAGCACGCGAAAATCGGCCCATACCTGCGCCACATCCTCCCAGCCCTCGACGGGCTGGCCAGCGGCGTCCTGGCCTGCGGTGCGGCGCTGCAGTGTCACGCGGGTGTTAAGTCGACCGGCTTGCATCAATACACCTTGAACCGGTCAAGCAGCGAATCAGCGAAACGGTCAGACAGCGCGGCCACAGACACGCCGGCTTGCACGCTCTCGCGGTTGGCGTACAGCGTCCCAATGGTCAGCAGCAGCCACGCCTTGATGCCGTAGGGCACGGCGGCTTGCTGGGCGGCTTCATTGCCTGCGCTGTAGCCTGCGGTGTAGCTGATCCACACCGAACCAGATCCGCCGCGCACGGCGGGCCATTCTTGGCCTGGCACGAGACAAATCTTGTCGCCAGCCAGTTCATAGACCGAACTCGCCAGCGTCTGCGTGGCGCCGTCTGCGTCCTTGTATTGCACCGCCTGCACCGCCTGCACCTGGGGCCATGGCAGCGCGATTTCGTCGGCGAAGTCGTCAACTGTCAGCTTCCACGCCTGGGCCATGAGGCTGCGTCCGGTGATCTGCTGGCAGGTGTCAACGGCGGCGCCGATGAGCGCCGCAATAAGCGCATCCTCGTCCGTGCCGTCAACGCGCAGGTGCAACTTTGCCTCTGCGGTCGTCAACGGCAGGTAGGCCGGTGGGGTGGTTTGGGTGACGATCATGGTGTCCTTTTGATCTGCAAAGCGCCCTCCGAAGAAGGCGCTTCACGCATCAGACGGCGCCAGCCAGGGACAGATGGCCCTTGACGATCACCGCGCCAGCGGCAATCGAGGTGCCGCTGTTCTTGGTGATGACAACGCGCACGTAGCGCTTTCCACCGCGATACCCGACCGCATACGACGTGTCGGCGGCCAGAGTCGCAGGGAAGGCGCCCAGCAGGTCGTCCCCGCTGGCAGCGGCGTCGCCTGACAGGTCGGACGCATCGCCGTGGCGCAGGCTGATGGTGTAGTCACCAGCACCGACGATAGCGCCCGTGTTCACGATGACCGTGGCAGAACCGGCGCCCTGCAGGTCGATGATGGCTGCATCGGCCTTGGTGGCGGCGTGCACGGCGGGGGACAGGGCGAGAACCGCCGCGATGTTGTTTTTCAAGTCGGACATGGTGGTTACCTTTCAATGAAGTGAGCAGGCCGGGTTGCCCCGGCCCGTTGGCTTAGGCGGCGGCGAACTTGAGGAACTTAACCGCCTCGGTATTGACCGCTCCGGCTCCGGTCCGCTTCGTTGAGTAGAAGCGGATATAAGGCTTGGCCGTGTAGGGGTCGCGCAGGGTACGCACACCGATGCGGTCAACGATGGTGTAAGCCTCGCGGAAGTCACCGAAGGCCAGCGACAGAGAGCCCGTGGTGATCGCCGGGATGTACTGGTCAATCCGCACGGGGTAGCCCAGAAGGCGGTCGGGCTGACCGGCTTGCAGGGATGGCTCCCAAAGGTAGCGGTCGCTGGTGGCTTCCTTGAGCTTGCGGATTTTCGTCCGCACCTCGCGGCGCATCGCAAAGGATGCGTTTTGCAGGTACTGATCCTTGAACGCGCCCAACAGGTCTTGCAGCGGATCGGCCTTGGTGGTGTGGAAGTCACCATTGGCGCCGGTCAGTACGTGCTCGAAGGTGCCCCACGCGCGCGAGCCGTCGCCGGTCGCGGCGGTGGTGTACGCGGCCAGGCCGCGCGGTTGGCCGACGCCGTTGCCGTTCCAGAAGGCGTTACCTTCGACGCGGGCGAACTTGTCCGCCACCTTGTCGGCAAGCCAGGCTTCCACATCGGTAGCGGCGTCGTCGATCAGCTTCTGCGTGACCTTCGGCTGGGCGTACATCTCATGGGCCTCGATGCGGTACTTGCCGACCTGTGGGGTGTCGGTGTCGTTGCGAGCGCCCATTTCGGACACCCAGCCAGCATCGGCCTCGTCGTTGTCCACGATGCCTTCCAGCGCGTCGGTGCTGATGGTCAGCACGTTGGCGAGTTGGCGCATGGTGGACTGTTCGTACACCCTCTTGACCATGCGGCCCACGGTGGGGGTCGGCAGCAGGTAGCCGCCATCGGGGTCGGAACCGGCAGACAGGGCTTTGCGCTCATCGGCGCTCAGGCGCTCGATGTCGCCATGGCGCACCAGCGAATAGAAGGCGCTCTTGTACTGCGCATAGGCGTCCACGGACACTTCAGCGGGAATGCTGCGGCCCTTGGACTGGAAGTCGGCGCGCAGCATGGCGTTCCATTGCTTGCACTCGGCTTCGGTGTTTTCGTCACCCTTGGATGCGCCGGGGCGCTGCGATTCGAGGATGAACTTGTCGAAGTCGGCCTTCAGCTCGGCCAGCTTGTCCATTTCGTCGCTGAGCTTGGCCAGTTTGGCTTCCAGATCAGCGACAGCCTTGCCTTCGGCCTTCGCCTTCAGCAGTTCGTCATTGGTTTTCTTGTGCTCTTCCCAGGCTTTGCCTTGGGCTTCAATCAGAGACTTGATTTCGAGGATGTCGGACATGGTTTGCCTTTCTTTGGGTGTAAAAAACCGCCTCAAGGGCGGTTTGCGGTGGGTGACGCTGGTATCAGCGCGGGATGTGCTGTTCGCGGGCTTTGAGGGCCTGCGCCAGTTCTGCCAGCTCTGAACTGCCAGCGTCCCGCATGGCAATCAGGCTTTTGAAGCCTTGGTTGATGACAACCAGGGCATCGCTTCGTGAGAGCCCAGCGTCCCGCGTGAGCAGCCTCTCGAAATCTCGTTCTGTCCAGTCGTTTTTGACGGACTCGACCCGCGCCTTTCCGTTGGCGGGGCGCGTGACAATGGACACTTCGATCAGGTCGATGCGTTTGAGCTTGCGTTTCGGGTCTTCCGGCTTGCTGCGTGGCTCCCATTCCTTCGCGATATAGCCGATGGACATGCCATCAATCGCGGGACGTGGACTCATCTTCATGAGCTTGTACATTTCCAGGCCGCGCGGCGTGTCTGCCAGTTGTCCGGTGACTTTCAGACCGTGGCCGTCCTCTGCAAAGTCTGTCCAGACGCCAATGGGCGTTATGTCTTCAGCGCTCATCTGCCATCCGCCATGCTGGGACAGCATTGCAGGCCATGGCTGGTTGCCAGACTTCACATCGGCCAGGAATTTCGAGAACGCACCGGCCTCGATCACGTCGCCGTAGCTGTCCACGTTTCCGAACACCGCGCCGTAGCCGGTGAAACTCATAGCCTGCGCGCCATCGTCGGCGGCGAACTCCAATTCACGCAGGTTGCAAGTCAGGTTCTGCATCTTGGTCTTCCTTCGGCGCCGCGTTGCTGGGCACGTTGGTGGGCTTGGGCAGCAGCGCCGCGTCGCCGCCCATGGGGTTTAGTTCTTCCAGGGCGCGCACCTCGTCCTGTGTCATCCAGGCCGGAGAGCCGCCAGCGCCTAGGGCCTTGGCGAAATACTCGCTGCGGTCCTTGTGCGAGCCGCGCATGAGCCCGGCAGCGTTGAACTTGACGAAGTAGCCGTCGGACACTTCTTTGTCCGTCAACAGGTTGCATTCAGCAGATTGCTCTATGCGCTCATACCAGGGGCTGAGCGTATGCACCACATGCGCCAGGAACATCTGTTCCGCGCTGGCGTAGGTCGCCGCCTTGTCCGAGTACCCGGCCATGATCGGCATCACACGAAAGGCGCGGCAAATTTCCTCAATCTGGTGCTTGCGCGTCTCCAGAAGCTGGGCGTCTATGCCGGTCATGCTCTGCGGGTGGAACTTGGCGTTCCGGTCCAGCAGCTTGGTTTTTCCGAGGTTCGCTGCGCCGTCGAACTCCTTGTCCAGCCAGGCGCGCATGGCCTTGTACTGTTCCGCGTTCAGCGTGCCTTCCACCGAGTAGGTGCCGGAGATTGCCGCGCCGGTCTTTTGTATGCGGGCCTGGGATTCTTCGGCAGACATGGCAAGGCCGATGGCTTCGCGTGCCAGCTTGACCACATCCATGCCGCCAACGGCGTCCCAGCTGGGGCCGCGCCAGTGCCATACGGCCTCCTGCGGCACCGTCATGGTCTTGCCGCTGGGCGCTGTGATCTGGTATTCGAGGCGGTAGTTGTCCTTCTGCTTGACTGTGACGGTGCCTGGCGGCAGCGGGATCAACTCGCGCACCTCGCCGCGCATGCGGTTGATGAAGGCGTAAGCGTCGCCTGTCATCGCGCAATGGATTGACATGGTTTCACGCAGCTCAAAGCTGGTCATCCACCCGTTGGGCTTGCGATGCAAAACCCGGAACAACGGGTGTTCCGTGGCAGGCATAACCTTGTCGCCAATCTGGCGGTACACCTTGAATGGCACCTGGGCGACGCCTTCGGAAATCACCCGCACGCAGGACAGCACGGCAGGAACCTCCAGCGCGGACTTGTGCGACACGCTTGCGCCGCTTTTTGTGCCCATCCACCCAGCCAGCAGCCGGAATAGATCGAGCGAGTGACGAACCGAGCCGTCCTCGTTCGACTTTCGGCTGAAGGGCCAGAGTTTCATGTTGCGAGTTCTTCCCAAAATGATTTTTCGAGGGCTTCAGCCTGCGGCATGACGCCAACCGCCATTGCTAACGCCACCATGCCGTCAATCCGGCCAGTTGCCTTGCCCTTGATGAATTTGCGATTGCCTGCCGGGTCAGTGACCACGGTAGCGTTCTTGGCGCACATTTCGAGCACCGGGTGATTGCCATGCTTGAGTTTTGCCCCCAGCAGGCGAGTTTCCAGCTCGCGCAGTGCAGGCGACATGGACACGAAGCCCTGACCGAACTCCACAAACCGCTCTAGTTCCTCTTCGGTGAAGCCCGCGCGCTCCAAACAAGGGCGCAGGAATTTCATGTTGTAGCGGTCGAAGGCGACAGCTCGCACATCGCAGCGGTCAAACAAGTCGCGCAGGTATGCCGCGATGTAGTCGTATTCGATGGCGCGGCCTGGCGTCGTCGCCAAAAAGCCTTGCTTCTTCCATAGGTCATACGGCACGCGGTCGGCCCGGCTCTTTTCGCTCAAACCGTCATCAGGCAGCCAGAACGTCGGCACCACATCACCATATTCCGAAACAGCCACCAGGGCCGTCAAGTCGGTAGTAGATGACAAGTCCAGGCCGCAGTAGACGCCCTGTTTTTCAATGTCGTCTGGAGCCGCGCCGTTTTCCTTCCACACCGAATGCGTCACGAACGGGCTGCGCGCCTCGATTCGCTGGTTCAATATCAGATTGCGGTAGCTGGCCTCTTGGGCCGGTAGCCGCTTCGCATCTGTGGCCTGCTTTCGCACTTCCTCGCGGTTCATGAACACGTCAAAGTGCGGATTTGCCGCCCGGATCGCCTCGTCGCTGAATGGATCCATATCCATCGGGGCGGTGTGCAGCGCTACCTTGATGCGCGGATCAGCGCCGGTCAGTGCGTCGTCAATCAACAAGCTCAGCAGGTCGGCGTCCGTGGGCGCCTGTGTGCTGATGATGATGCTCAGCGGGCTCTCATGGGCCGCCGATGCCGTCTCAATAGCCTCATACAACTCAGAGCGCGGCCCCTTAACCTGCCCCAACTCGTCATGCACAGAGAAAACAGGGCTCAGGCCGTAGGCTGTCGAAGCGTCAGCCGACAAGGCCCGATACATGGTGCCCAATTCAGGGCAAATCAACGTCTTGGCGGACTCCTTGATCTGCACGTACTCACTCAGATTGGGCGACATTCGCACCACTTTGGACGCGTAGCCGAACAGGATGGCCGCCTGATCGCGAGACTGCGCGGCGCTGTATAGCTGGCTGTTGGGCTTTGCCTCCGGCCCGCACAGGTGCAACAAGAGTAAAAAGGCGCTGGTGGCGGTCTTCGCGTTCTTACGCGCCATGCTCAAAATGAATGTGCGCGTCGGCGTGTCGTAAATCTGACTGATCCAGCCTTTTTGCGCGTCCGTCAATCGAACCGGCTTTCCTACCAGCTTCCCGTCTGGAATGCGGCACATGGCCTGTATCCAGGCGATGTTGCGCTCGCCTCTAGTCTGCATCTATCGCCAATTCCCACGGCTTGCGCGACTTCGCCTTGTTACTGAGCGCACGTCTAACCGTAGTCGGGTGCTCTACCGCCTGGCGCGTGATCCTCAACCGCGTTGCCAAAGAAGATGCGGCGCGGCTTTCGCGCTCTACCATCTTCAGCAGCATGTCGTACCGCTTCAAGCCGTCATCGCCTGCCATCCAGGTGCGGTCAAAGTTCTCCAGCTCGTCGGAAAGGATGCGGGCTTGCACGATGTGACGGCAGTACAACTCCAACAAAGGCGAGTGCGTCGGGCTAAATGCGCTGGCTGGCTGGTCGTTCACTACCTCCACCCACACGCTGTGCTCTGCATCGCTCATGTGCAGCGGAGGCATCAGTCGTGCTTCTGACGAAACAGGCGAGACTTGGGCCTGAACTGCGATAGATGCCAGTGATTTCCTGCCTCGTTGTGCCATTTTGGTTAGTGCTTACTAGCTTTTCTGTCCAGGTTTAGAAAAGGAAAGG